GCTTTTATTGACCGACTGACATCTAAACGTATCTTCTCTACTAAGGTTGAGTCCGTCATTTCTAGTTCAACCTTCCTAGAAGCCTATCAAGGTCGAATTGGTGGATTCACACTTGGTCAATTTGACCAGGGTGGCGGTCGCTGGATTTCAGGTGTCAATCAGTTCTCTGTTGGTATGGGGAATGGTGCCGGGTATGGAGTCCGGACAGCCTTCTGGGCGAACTGGGGAAATAATTGGAACTATGCCGGACCTAAAGCATGGAACGTCAATACTGATGGGAAAATGTACTGTAGGAATGAAGTCGGTTTTTATGATCAAGTGGATTTTTCGAATTCATCGAGAGCAAACTTCTATGGGAATACTACTTTTTCTCGTTCTCCTGTGTTTTCAAATGGTATCGAACTTGGAAGTAAAGATGTGCTTGGTGATGGTTGGAATCCCAAAGGCGGAAGGAATGCGGTTGTTTGGTGGAATCAGGTCGGTAGCGGTAGCGTGAAGTATTGGATGGAACAAAAATCAGACAGACGCTTAAAAGAGAACATCACAGATACAGCTGTGAAAGCCTTGGACAAAATCAACAGATTAAGAATGGTTGCATTTGATTTCATCGAAAATAAGAAACATGAGGAGATTGGTCTAATAGCTCAAGAGGCTGAAACCATCGTTCCAAGAATTGTCTCACGAGATCCTGAGAATCCAGATGGCTATCTGCATATTGACTATACCGCTTTAGTTCCTTACTTAATCAAGGCTATTCAAGAATTAAATCAAAAAATAGAAAAAATGGAGAAAACAATAGCATGAATAACAACATGTTGACCAATATCGCACTTTAAAGCAATTCAGGAGCTTGCTCTTGAAAATAGAAAACGAACACACAGATTGGAGAACTTAGAAAATGAACACAGAACAGCTTAACCAAGCCTTACAAATGACAATTAGTGAAATGTCAACAACTTCAACAAATTCGATGATTACAAATAATATCTTGAGTATTCAGTTGGATGAGCAAAGGGAAGGGAATCAAAGACTTCAAGCACGAGTGGATGAGCTGGAAGCTCTGCTTGATGAACAAACTAAACCAGCAGACAAAGGAGAATAGACATGGCAGAAACAAATCAAAACACAGATAACTTACTAGACCTTACAAAAATCACAGAACCATTTGATCTTGCGAGTGCTTTGCGCTACATGAAAGAAAATGGAGAGTTCATTCGTTGCAAGAATGTAAGCGATGACTTCTATATGTATCGTGATGTTCAAAAACGTCCTGTGATCGTAAATGGCCGTCGCCAACTCAAGGATGTTGAAACCGTTTGGGCGTTCAACCAGTGGGGTGGTACAATCGCAACAATCAACGTCGCCGTTCTGTTGAATCATGAATTCTATATCATGAAATTTGATGCAGAGGGCAATCCTGACTGGACGGATCCAACGGTAAAACCTAAAGAATAGGAGGTGTGTATGCCAATTGAAGAAGCTGAAAAAATCGCTCAAAGTCAGGTAGCTTGGGCGATTTTGTTTATCTTGCTTTTCTTTATTATCATTCGATATCTTATCAAGACTTCGGACAAGCGAGAGAAGAAGATTATGGATTTGCACGAGCAATCAAAGGCCGACTCTAATAGACGAGAAGAGCGTTTGATGACTCACCTAGAAAAGACCACTACAGAATTAACCACAATCACTCACGCGGTCGGAGACATTCAAAAAGAAATGGTTCGCATGAACGACCGCATGGAAGAAATCGAAAAAGGAGAATAACAAATGCAACAAATTACTGAAATCATTACTAATGGAGCAATCAGCATCCTTGTTATTTTGGCTGGTATCGCAGTCAAGGCAGTCAAGGACTACCTGGTTCAAAAAGGTGGAGAAAAGACCATCAAAATCGTTGAAATCTTGGCCAAAAATGCAGTAAATGCCGTTGAGCAAGTAGCTGCTGAAACTGGCTACAAGGGAGATGAAAAACTGGCACAGGCTCGCGCTAAAGTCCGTGCTGAGCTTACAAAATACAATATTAGCATGACTGACAAAGACTTAGACACCTTCGTAGAGTCAGCAGTGAAGCAGATGAATGACGCATGAAAAGGACGATAGGGAATGGATATCGATAGAAACAGACTACGTACAGGCTTGCCACAGGTTGGGGTGCAGCCTTATCGACAAGTACACGCCCATTCAACAGGCAACCGTAACTCAACCGTACAGAATGAAGCGGATTATCACTGGCGGAAAGACCCAGAATTAGGTTTTTTCTCGCACGTTGTTGGGAACGGTCGCATCATGCAGGTAGGACCTGTGAACAACGGAAGTTGGGATGTTGGGGGCGGTTGGAATGCTGAGAGTTACGCAGCGGTTGAACTGATTGAAAGCCATTCAACTAAAGAAGAGTTCATGACGGACTACCGCCTCTATATCGAATTGCTACGCAATCTAGCGGACGAAGCAGGCTTGCCGAAGACTCTTGATACAGACGACTTGGCAGGTATCAAGACGCATGAATACTGTACCAATAACCAACCAAACAACCACTCAGACCATGTGGATCCATATCCATATCTTGCTAAATGGGGCATTAGCCGTGAACAGTTTAAGCAAGACATCGAAAACGGCTTGAGAGCTGCAACAGGCTGGCAGAAAAATGGCACTGGCTACTGGTACGTACACTCAGACGGCTCTTATCCAAAAGATAAGTTTGAGAAAATCAACGGTACCTGGTATTATTTCGATGGCTCAGGCTATATGCTTGCAGACCGCTGGAAGAAGTACACAGACGGCAACTGGTACTGGTTTGACAACTCAGGCGAAATGGCTACAGGCTGGAAGAAAATTGCTGAGAAGTGGTACTATTTCAACGAAGAAGGTGCCATGAAGACAGGCTGGGTCAAGTACAAGGACACTTGGTACTACTTAGACGCTAAAGAAGGCGCTATGGTATCAAACGCCTTCGTCCAGTCCGCAGACGGAACGGCTGGTACTACCTCAAACCAGACGGAACACTGGCAGATAAGCCAGAGTTCACAGTAGAGCCAGATGGCTTGATTACAGTTAAATAAATAGAAAGGAAACTTTCTAAATTGTTCTTTCACCGCAGGCTCAGGCTTGCGGTTTTTTTGTTTGTCTGAAAATTGACTTGTTGGCGTCAACAAATAGTATTAAATCGCTTGGTTGCCAATTTTGTTGACATTAACAAAATTGCTCTGAAAGTACTGTCTGAATTAAAAAAGTAATGATTTTTTCATAACTTTTTATCTTCTTTTACGAATAGATAAGTAGGAGGAATAAAAATGAAGATTTTAAATATTGAACTAGCAAATGTAGAGCAGACAGACTTAGGTTTTGAGCATTGGGTAGATGTGACTTATCAGGTTCCGATTTTGAAGAATGAATACACGGTCAAACTATTATTACTTATGGAATGCAGGATAGAGGACCAAGAGGTTATTGAGTATCTGGTCAGCACTTGGAAGTATCGTGATCTCGTGTTGCATTCGGTAAGGATGTATGAGATAGAAAAGAGTGAGAGTTTTACTATCC